TTTCTTCACTGCATATTCTTTCTTATGCTTCTTCTTTATATCTTCATAGTCTTTATGTTCTTTATACTCCTCTTTCTTCTTTCTTCTCTTGTTCTTCATAGGTATTCTATTCATATATATACCTCCTTATATCCTTGTATACACTAAAGAACTATCAAGCGAAAGGATTAGTCTTAATAGTTCTCTACTAAATACAAATAGGTCTTACATATTAAACGTAGAAATTACAAGAAAGGAGAATATCATAATATGTTTAATAATGCCTATTATATATATTATGATTGATACTTATTAGCATAATCATTTATATACTTTGCCCACTCCTCAATGTTTCTTCCTTGTGGGTTTTCATATAATCTTTTTAAACATTCATCTTTTGGAGTATCAATATGGATAACTTCATCTACTCCTAATTTATCAATTAGCCTTTGTCTTTCCATAACATATGGACATGTAGTTATAACCCATGCATTGAACCATGAACCTCTTCTAGTTTTAATTATCTCATATAAGGAACGTTTAATATCAAACACTGGTTCTTTCAATCTATTAGGCTTGATGTATCTTTCATTTAAAGAAATCATCTGCCATATTGAATCTATATCGCATACTATATCATCTATCCTTTTATTCTCTTTTACAAACGTTGTCTTTCCACTGCATGAATTGCCATGTACTAGTATAACTTTGCTCTGATAGAATCCGAATCTTTCATGTATCTCATTATGCGACTTGTGCGATACAATCATAATGTTATCTGGATTTAATGATATGTTAGGGTCATTTACATTTGTTAGGTTTAACTCTATCTTATGATGAAAGACCATATCATACTTTCTATATATTGGTTTTCCAGTATACTCGTCAATAATATCACCATTCTCATTTATTCGTTGTGATATTATAAATTTCTTTAGGTTGTTCCATTCCTTACTAGAATAGAATTGATTTAAATTAGTGAAGTATCTCATATGCCACTTTTTATCCTTAATTTGCTACTATTTTTTTAACTACATCTTAGTTCCTTTAAGAAGCCAATTCCATGTATTTCTTCCAACAATTCCATCTGATTTCAATCCTCTATTTTTTTGGAATACTTTAACGGCATTTTCAGTGTTTCCACCAAAGATTCCATCAGTTGAAAGACTGAATCCAACGCTATTTAATCTTTCTTGAATTAATCTTGTGATATTTCCCATTGCTCCACGCTTGACTGTTACGCATGCATTTAAAGTCTTATGACCTTTTAATCCGTCAACGTCCAAACCTTTATCAAACTGATCATTTAGTTCTCTCTGTAAACGTGCTACCCATTCATCATAGCCATTTGCGTTATGGTTTGTTGTTGGCTTTGGATTTGGTGATTCTGTATGAGTAACATTATTTACTGCATCATTTAGAATACCTTCAACAATTGCTTTTGCACACTTGTCAGCGTTCCATCTTACTTTATCTGTTTCGTTATCAACAAAACAGCATTCAATTAAAAGACTTGGACTTTTTGTCTTTCTCAATACGTATAAACTAGTACTTGTTTTAACTCCTCTATTTCTGATACCTAATGCACTAGAAACATTTTCCGCAATTCTAGTTGCTTCATCTTTTGCTTTTGATTTACTGTTATAGATATATACCTCTGTTCCTGTTCCACCTCCTGCGTTTAGATGAATAGATACATCCAAATCAACAGAATGTGAATTACATTTATTAACGATTGCTTTTAGGTTCGCATTTTGTGTTGTTCCGTTATCATCTGTACAATCATAAACAGTATGTCCATTTGCACGTAACAATTCAATTACTCTATTCTTTACCGCTCTATCTTCGTTTACTTCGTCTAATAATCCGCTTGCTCCTCTACATTTAAGAGAATGTCCACCGTGTACGTTTACCTTCATATTTAATCACCTTCTTCAAAAATAATCTTAATATCATAATCTGATGCGCACATATATTCAATTTTGCAACCGCGCGCCTTATTCCAGCCCTTGCATAAATAAATAATATCTGCAGTTGATAATAATTCAATTGACTTACCTAACTTAAATAATGGCTTTTCATCGTCATCGATATAACTATCAATAATTTCAACATCATCACCGTATAGGCTCTTGATGTTTTTGATAGCCTTCTCTCTATTTGATTTGATTTCTTTCTCTGATAAGCCTTTCATGGGCTGCGATATGAATATCTTCATCTTTTAATCCTCTACTTTTCTAGATGACTGATTCTTTTTTCGTGGTCATCCAATTCCTTCGCATGTGCATCTAATCTCGCATCCTGTCTTCTATTGTCTGTGGCTAGATATTCTAATGCAGTTGTTAGTTTAGTAATGCTATTATTTAATTTTAGAACAGGAGTCATCACTCCTATTAGCGCTCCAACACAAATAATAACTGTGTATACTGCCTGTGCCTCAGTCATTTAAACACCTTCTTTCTCACCTTCAACAAATCTAGTAAAGGCCTGATGTAGTCCTGTAGAAGCAAGCCCCATAAGTGCTCCATAAACAATCGAATTGACAGACATGCCACTAACTACTGCGTTAAGAACGGCCCCAACAACCGCAAGAATTGTTGGAATGTACTTATTTGGTACTTTATCAAAAGATGTCTTGATAATATATCCTACGACTAGACAAGCGACCATTACGACTAAAACAAAATACTGCGTTAACTGTGTAAAGTCCATAATTATTTACCTCCCACGAGGTCTTCACGACCCCTTTTGATTAATTCCTTTTTGACCTTATCCCTAATACGTGTAGGCACATCGTCAATAGTCTTTAGACCTTTTTCAATCAAATCTGCATAAATTTTATACATTGTTATTCATCCCTTCGTAAATATCACATAAAGCCATCTGTAACTCTGTTACATTGCTTTCTGTTTCTGTCAAACGTTCTTCGATTGTTGGTTCTTGCACAGGTTCAGTGTATTCATACTTCGACCACTCATAATGCTCGTAAATATGCGTATCGTCCTCTGTATATGTTGTATTAGATACATAAGAGTCAGCCTCTACATTAGTATCATGTACTAACTCTTTATAGCCTAACTGCTTTAATACTTCGTTGTTGTTGATATATGTAGTGCCATCAATAATGACGCTCTTTGGTGCTTTTGTTAAAATGTTGTCTTGTAATTTGTAAAGCATATAATCACCTCTCTTATCTTCCATAAATTAGAATTGTGGTATCTGTTGTGAAATTAGAAGCACTTGTAGTACTATAAAAAGAGATTGATGTAATCTTTCCACTCAATCGTGAATACTTATTGAAATAATTTGGTATTTCACTTTTTATTGAACCGTTTTTGTTTTCAGAGATAACGATGCCCTCAATTCCTATTGGATTAACAGTCATATGACCACTAATAGATAAAGCAGTGTCCGCACTAGTGTTTGCAGTAGTCAATGCAATCCCTGTAGTGATGCCACTAACAACAAAAGAACCTGTATTATTTAAAACTGGCTTTATTTCAAAAACAACTTCATCAAATTCAAACGATTCACCACTTGGCAATTTATTAAAATTAATGGTTTTAGTTATTTCTGTAATATTTCCATCGAAAACTTTAACCCATTCCTTCACATTATCACTTCCTTTTCTATTTAATAATCTTCTATGTTCTACTAAATCCATACTATCTCAACCTCACAATCGCACTAGTACCGAGTATGTTTACTTCGTAAGTACCTGTAGTCACATCATCACTGTTGCTCAATGTGCATCCTGTAAGTGTCAAAACGGTAGGTGTTTCGCCACTTGTAAACTCAAAACCACAAATAAACATTTTGTCCGTTCCGACTGCTCCTGGTGTGATAGTCAGACTTGTCATTGTAGGGAATACATGATACTCGCCACTATTTATAGTAACAGATGTATCACTAGCGGTATGAGTTACTTTTTTAACACCTAAATCGGTACTGTTTGCCTTTTTATCAAGTTCAGCCTTGATTATCTTATTTTGTACAGGGTTGGTACTAGTACTAGATAATGCAGTATCTACAGTAATAGATGTTCCTGTTCCACCTGTCGGTATATCTATGTTTCCTGTTCCTGTAATGCTTTGGTTGGTGATTGTCTTAAACTGAGTAGGTACAGTGTCAATCTTGGTTTTCTGCGCTCTAGTCACTGTAACGTGGCTGTCATCTTCTGCCAACTGCGATAAATTGCTTGGAATTGTAGGCTTATTTGTCAACGAGTTATAAGAGCCGTCGAAATCACTTTTATTGTTCCAGTTTGCTTTTTCTGTATCAGTAACTAGTCTGTGAGTAGTATCATCTGCTAACTGTGATAATCTAGTAGGTACTACAATATCAGCAATCATGCTATCAATTTCGCTTTTTGTGTAGAACCCTTTTTCTGCTACTTTTGTAGCGATGCTACTTAACTGTTCATCTGTTAGATTAGGATTGTTAACTTTTTGTCTTAATTCTTCTAAAACGCTTGGATATCGCTCCTCGATTGCTTTATCAGCATCTGTGTGACTTCCAACAAGTACAGTAATGTCTTCAGACCCCCACTTTTTGATGATGGTGTTATTACTGTTATACTTGCGACCACAAAGATTGATCGTGGCACGTCCTCTCGAATCAAACACTGTACCTTTCAGAATTGCTGAAATATAAAGTACTCCTCCAATTTCCTCTCTTACGGTGCAGTCAATAATATCTGGAGTACCTTTAGCAGATATTGTATTGATTGTGAACGTTAAATCTGAAAGGTCAGTTATATCTGACTTCTTATGCAACTGAAATGTTACAGTCTTAACTGAATCATCGTGAACTACCCCTAATGTAAAATCTAAAGGAATGGTTACTTTTCTTGTATCAATGTCAACAAAAATCAAATTTTCATTATTCATTCAACAACCTCCTATTTACATAGATTTCTTCTGCCACGTTTTGGTTTTGATTCTTCAATATTCGGTTTTTCTTCTTCTACAAAATCGCAAAATGTTTTTCCGTCATATGTTGATGTTGTTAGCACATTTGCTCTTTCTTCATCAACTTCAATAACTTCATCTTTTTCAACAACTCTTTTTAACAATAAATCATTGTATTTAAAATTTGCTTTTACTTTCATTATATCATCTCCTTATATATTAGTAGCCTTAGTAACAACAAAATGAACTTTACAATTTTTTTCAATTGCTTTAGTCAATGTTATGCTTGTGTTGTTTGTGTTTGTATACTCTGTATTATCCAATCTAATTCCATTAATATAAACTTCCAAAATATCTGAATCATATCTATATTGAGAAATATTAATAGGAATAGTACTTACATTTCCCGTTGCAGTATAAGTTGACTTATATTGTCTTAAATTAATGATATAGTCATGAGTATGATTTTTTAATGCAAATGTATTTTTTAAGATATTCCAAAGATGTGCTAATCCTGTTTCATTTAGGTATTTTGACATTTATTCCTCACCTACTTATTTATTATTTACAAATAGCATCTATATCAATATTTGTGATTGCTTCAACTAATTCTCCTTTTTTTACTTCAATAACACCTTTTTTGTCAACTGAAATAGTATTTCCTATCTGCACTACACCTAAGTTTTCATGACTTGCTATAGGTATGTCATAAGGACTATTTGAAGTATCTATTAGTCTTTTAATTAAAAATATTTCATCAACATATGTAACCATTATCTCACTATCATTTAATAAAGGTTTTTCAGTTTTAAATGTAAATTGTCTTCCGTATCCATCTACATATTTAACTTGAATATGCATTAAACCAACATCTTTATATAAAGAAAATGGAATCATATAATATATGAATCTATCATCTTTTGCATAATCCGTTACTTGATATATTTCACTATTTGTTTCAATTTGTAAATATTCAATTTCCTCACGTTGAAATATAACTCTAATTTCAATTGAATTATCTCCGCTTCCCATTGAAGATACACCAGTATAAATTCCATCTAAAGAATCTAAATCACATATATTTCTCATGGGTTATCACCTAACTTTACATATTTTCAGCGACAATCCATGCATCTAACTGAATATTAGTAATGTTTGAATAACTTTCATAATCACTATTACTTGAATTAGTTTGAAATATCTGCATATATAGTTCGTTATTATTTGTTACGTTGAATCTAACAGGAACAGTATGCCATCCATTATTTCCATATATGATTGCATAATTACTTGTATATCCAAAGTTAGGCGCTCTCCATGGGAATGCATCTCTATCATTAGGAGTATATAGTTTAAATCCATTCGTTTTGTAAGAATTTAGATTATTAACACCTTTATCAAACATAATTCTATAAATATTTATATCTCCGAATGATTGTCCATATATAGTGCCATTGAATGTTCCTCCGTTCATTCTGACAGATAACTGACGTTTTTCTTGCATATTACTTCCAGTTCCCATGAGATAACCTTTCAGATATTCTGCTATACAACTTAATCCCCATGAATTAGGGTGTATTCCATCAGAACTCATTGTATCCCTTAATGAAAGAATATTTTCTGCTCCAGGAACAACCATATAAGGTTTATGACTATATGCTGATATACTTCTATACATAGGAATCAATTTATATTTCAATGCAAATTGATTATCCCTATTTTTAAATGCAACTCCGAATGGTGCAAAGTGAACAACTGCGTTAGGATAAGTGCTTTGCACATAATCAATTAATGTATTTATACAACCTTGCACTTTTTCTTTTTGGTCTCCATATGGCAGTTCATTGTATCCACCTCCGATCAATACATCAGTAATAATGTTTTTGTCGGAAATCTGATTTGCTACACCTTTTAAAAGTGTTAAATAATCATTTGATGGATTACTAAAGCACGCTCCTCCTTTATGATTGATGAAAATGTTATTAGCATTAGCATGGCAATTAATCATTTTAGATTTTAACCTATCGCACCAACCAACTCCACCACCACTGCCATCTGGAGTATATCCATCTCCGTACGAATCACCGATAAAAATATAACCTCTGCTAGAAACAGGCATACTTGATTTAATGTTGATAGTTTCTTTATCATACATTTCAACTAAGCATTTATTATCTTGTATTCCGTATACTGTTTTGTTTTCCATTATTTTACCTCCTTTTTATATCCTTCTAAATATTTTTTGGCTCTTTCACATTTATGTATTAGCATTTTTAATTTTTCTTCATGTCCATAACTTCTAATTAATAAATTAATCGAATTTATATTTGGTTTTACATATATTAATTTTAATTTGTTACTCCAACATACTTTTTGTTATTTATCAAATTAGTATGAACATATAAGCAATACTTTTCTTTAATCATTCAATATCCCAATCTTTCATTAATTCATTTGCTTCTTTTTTTAGTTTTAATTCTTCTTCCTTGAATTTAGCGTTCATTGGATCTTTAGTATATTTTCCATCACTCCAGTTATTCATTAAATACTGTTGCATTGCAGGATTTGGTAGCGCTCTTTTTTTATAAATTTCCTTAACCCTTCTTGATGGATTCCCATTTTCATCTAATTGAATAATTGTTTTTTCTTCTGTATATTCAAATCCCATAGCAGTTTTATAAGAGATGTTTTCAAGTTCTTCAAGCCTTGTTTTCTTTGCTTTATTAAGAACTGTTGATAATTCTATTAATTCCTTTTTATACTTAGAAAATGTGCTTATTCCTATGCCTAGATGTTTACATATATCTTTCTCGGGATAACCTTTAGAAACCATTTGTTCTATAACTTCAAGGTTTTCAAGTATATATTCTTTCTTTTCTTTTCTTCCACGCTTAGCCATAAAACATCATACTTTCACATCTCCTTTTTATTCATATTTACATCATTATTTTATCATATTTTGTTAATTGAATACATATATTATTTAATTTTTCAATAACAAAAAAAAGACAGTGATAACTTCACTGCCTTCTTTTGGAAAAAAGTGTTCTGTTTTCCTCGTACTAAATTTAAGAAAAAAACTAATGAAAAACGATACATTGATGGTACACCTAGAAGGTTCTGCCCCTCCGTATTTCCCTTATAAGGAGATTATTCTACTATTGAATTATAGGTGTATTTATAAGCACTATTTTCAAGTGCTTATATAAAAATGATTTAAGAAATTGAGTAAAAGAACATGCATCTTTGCAACTCTTGGTTGCAAGTATTATTATACTCATTTTCATAATGTTTTCAATATTTTTTAAATAAAAAAAGGTGATTTCTCACCTTAATTTATTTAAATACAAATCTTATTTCCATTCCGTCCATCCATGAAATTTCTTCATATGGATCATTAATGAAACTTTCTTCTGCTTCTTGAATTCTTTTTTCTACTTTTTCATTTCCAAATAATTCCCTTGCTTTCTTTTTTGTAATTCTCTTTCCATTTAAATAAATTCTTGCTCTCATTTTTATATCCTCTCTTTCTTTACATACTTATTATACTATATGTATCACATACAATCAAGCATTTTTGATTATTTTTGCAACAAAAAAAGGAACTATATAATATATAGCCCCTTTGAAAGGAATCACCCTTTCATGTGTTTTGGAGGACACAAAACCAAAATGAAAACAAGTAAACCAAAACGACAAACTACTGACGACCAAAGTGAGGTGTCCTATTCACCTCAATTAATATTATACATGTTTTTACATTTTTTACAACGAATTTTATGCATATTATTACATTTTTTACAACGAACTTTACTCATTCTTTTACATTTTTTACATAATAAAAAAATGAACGCTTTTTAGCGTTCGATATCTGCTTTAATTAAATTCTTAATATATCCATTAACATTTCCAATTTTTTCTAAATGATCGTAAATATCTTTTTCTGTCTTCTTATTTACTTTTATAGGAAAATTCTTTGTATTCATCTTATTGTATTTTGCACTTGCTTTAAGTTGTGCTTTGCTTGTTTTTTCGTTCAATGTTATCACCTCTATTTCATATATATTATATCATAAATAAGCGATGTGTGATACTTATATTTTTTTAAAAATTTAAGAAGGTTGATTTTTTTGAAGAGTGTTTTTTTTATCAACCTTCTATGTATAGTGATTACTAGCATAGGAAATCTAGTCTGTGAGGTGATTTCCTTCTTTCTTCTTCTTTATTTATGTTTTCATCACTATTTAACGCATTGAAAATGAGATGGTAAATCTAAAATGCATAAAGTCCTGTTTTGATTAGTGCAGGTAACTAATAATATTAAAAATTAAATATCAATGCGTTATTGAATCCCTATATTGACAATGAGATTAAATGAAAAGAATCTAAACGGGTATTTAATAGAATTTTCTTATAAGTCTTGTTTTGATTAGATCAAGTAACTAAATTTTTAAAAAATATTTACATCAATATAGGGATATACTTATATTCTATATATATTTTTCTATTTCTTCAAGACTTTCAATCTCATCAAGTTCATCTTTTGAATCATTTAAAAGGTGCTTTAGATAATTTATTCTTATTTTTAATGCTTCTTTTTTATTTTGACTTGGTTCATTTCCATCAAGCATTAATCTATTATCTATTGCCATATCAATAACATTGCATACAATAGTATCAATTTTAATCATTTTCTGCATCTCCTCTTAAAAAATACTCTTTCCAACATTTCATGGATTTTTTTAAATATTCATACTGTTGTTGTTTACTACTATTTAATTCATCATAGAAACTAATACATTGATAATCACATATATTACATTCATTCATTTTTTTATCTGAAATTATTGATAAATCATAGTTACAAGGGCAACCGTCTATTCCGTCATTATGAATATACTTGCAAGCATTATCAAGTGCTTTTTCTAACTCATCACAATACTCCTCTAAATAATAAGTATAAAATTCAAATTGTTCTAAATCATTTTCAGATTTAGGGAATCCATAATCTTCAAATTTTGGTCTAGTTATCATTTTTATTCTCCTCTTTATTTATAACACATTGGATCGCTATTCCAAATCCTCCTTTTGATGTTCTTGTAACTCCTAAATGTGTTACAGTTCTATCTCCTACTTTTTCTTTAAAACACTTATTGTTTATTAAATCTTTTTTATACGCACAAATAAAATAACCATCGCCACCAATAGTAATTACTACAGCAGTTGCTTCATTATTCATTTTTTCCAATACTTCATTTACTGTCATTTTCAGTAACCTCGCAATCTTTATCACAATTTTTTAATAACTCTGCGATTGATGTTGGTTCTTCATCATTCCATGATACGCATAAAAACATATCTTCACATAAATTTAAATTATCGGAATCAATTAAATTTTCCCAAGTTTTTCCATCTTTCTTTGGTGGATACTCATATACTTTTAGGTTATCGTTATAATCTCTTGCAATATAATTACGATTTTTATATAAGCAATGTTTTAATATATCACGTTCAAATTTTGTTAACTTAATCTTTTCTTTAATTTGCTCTTTCTCAAATTCAATAGTTACAATGTTTGAAGCGTTGATTAATAAAGGTTCTTCTATTGTTGGTTTTATTGTTCTGTAGCCCACTTTATCATTGCAACAAAATTCATAATCCTCATGAATTTCAATTGCTTCATTATTTTTAAGTTTTTCTTTCATTTGTTTAATGTACTCATTAGGATTAAAACAGTCTTTTTTAATTAAATATTCATCACCGTTAACCATCTCAATAGTTACATTTAATTTAGTCATACTTAATCTCCTTCTTTTACCCATTTCATCATATTTTCAACATTGTAGAATGGACATTTTTCATTGCAATCTAACTGATACCTACATCTTTCTCCATACCAATTAAAATACACATAATTGCAGTTTGCTACAAAATTTATCATTTCAAGTAATAAGTGCAATTTTTTATCATTAACAATCATTTTTTGATTCCTCATATTCTTTAAAAATATCTTCAATATAATTTATGCAAGTATTAACACCGTAATTAAAATACTCATCTCTTTCATCACCTTCAATGCGAACTTTTTGATCGTTCAACGTATCAATTATTTTATTTCTTAATTCTTCTATTGTCATAAATTATTGTTCTCCTTATCTTCTACAATTCCATTTACAAATACCGACATTATAATGAATACTGCTATAGCAATTACTGATATTGCAATAAGAATACCAATAATCAGCATTATAATAGCAAATATATAAAATACATTTTCTAATATATGTAATAACATATATATCACTCCTCGTCTAATCCCCAAAAATAATCAATATATTTATTATCGGTAAATTTAATATTTGTAGGCTCAACACGATAGATATTGCCTTTTGAATCTTCTATTATGGCAAACACAAGACTAATTTGTCCTGCTGAATGTCCACCAATCATAGGAGATTCTCCTATAACGTTTGACCATTGTTCAAAACAGTGGAATATATATTTTTTATCTTCATATTCACATGTTCTATAATCTTCCATAACATTCTCCTATTATAAAATAAATAAGTAAATAATTATAATTAATGTAATAGCATATGCTGTTGCAAGAATAAAGAAATCTCTATTAGATTCTTTATTATTTTTAACTAATTTACTATTTAATTTTTGCATATCATCTAACTTTTTTAAATTATCATTATAAATATTCAATACACTTTGATATGTTTCTTTATAACTTTTATATCTGTCTTCCAAATCATCATTTTCAATTTTTAAATCTTCTAATTCTTCTTCTAAACAATGCTTTTCGCTTTCTAATTCTTCAATCTTACTTTGTAACTCTGTTATCTGCTCCTCATGCAGTTCCATAGAAATAACGTTCATATTATCTAACCCACTCACTCTATTTTTAATATCATTTTTTTATTAATAATTATCATCAATAACATTACAATCAGCAAGAACATCTTTTATTGATATTGCTGTTAAATCAGACCATTTTATAAATTTGAATAATTCACTTAAAAACACTATAGTTGTAAATCCTCCACCATTTAAAAGAACGCTCCAATCATCACCGTTTTTTATTGGTTCGTTCTCATAAACGAAAACTTCTCCAAGTTTACTTCTAACAATGTATCTATATTTTGTTCTGTTAAAAATATATTTTAAAAGTGCATATTCAAGTTTTGATAAAACGATCCCTTCTTTATACTCTGAAAGCATCCACTTTATGCGTCCGTACTGACAGCCTTTTCTGTTATCAAATATGCAATTTTCGCAAAAAGTATCAGAACACTCACAAAATGTTTTATTATTTTTTCTAAATGCGCAATCATTTAATTTATTTGAATCAATAATTATTCTTAATTCATCTTTGAATTTTTCAGCGTTAATCATTTTCTAATGCCCCGTTTCTTCAATTTCAATTTCTGTATATTGACAATTTTGTTTTCTTAACATTGTAATTAAATGTAATAATTCTAAAACCTCTTGCGTTGCACAAGGATAATCCTCATTAAAATATTTACACTTATCGCAATTCATAACATTACATAATACGGCTACTTCATCATTCGATTCAGCAATTCCAAAATTATGTTTTAAAATTTTTTGCAATGTTTCATATCTATCCTCTAGACCTTCAAATACGTACTGTGTTCTAAGTTTTATTTTCATATCATTATTCCTCCTTTTCAATTTACAAGTAAATTATACTATGTATTACATATAATATCAACAATTATTTTCATAATTTCATTTAATAATGCAATTATCTAAAACATCTTTGATTGATGTTGGTTTATCATCTTCCCACGTGATAAATTTAAACAGTTTATTAAATGGTGTTAGTTGTGGTGTACCTTTACCAATCCACAAATTTTTAGTGTTGCTCTTGCAAGGCTCAGAATCATAGAGATATAGGCTTCCGCTTTTATCTCTTGCGATATACATATGTCTTGTTTTATCTGCTAGATATTTAAGAATCTTATATTCAAACTCGCTAACCTCAATATGTTCGATATACTCAGATAATAGCCAATTATAACGTTCTACCCTGCAACCTTTGCCACCGCTAAATGCACAATTTTCACATTTTACATTTACACAACTGTCAAAAGTCATATCATATTTATTAAAAGCACTACACCATAATTTATCTGCATCATTTAATGATTTTAATTCATTTTTATATTTTTCTGCATTAATCATTTTAAACCCTCCAATAATCGCCATTTTTCATAAGAATAATTAATTTAGTTATCTTCATTATCAAATACTTCGCAGTTATTTAGTATTTTTTTGATTGATTTAGGTTGTTCATCTTTCCACTGCACAAATTGAAATAAATCATTAATTACATCATAAGTTATATAAGATTCGCAATTAAACCACATTCCATCTTTTTTTTGAGGAGGATTATTTCCTTTATTCATATACAAAAACCCTCCAGCACTTCTTGTTAAATACCTAAAATCTTTTTCATAAAATAACTTTAATAATAAATATTCTAATCTAGTTAATTTGATAGGTTGTTCTTTATAATCATCAAATAACCATTCAAATGTACTAGATGCGCCAAGTAATCTCATTCCACAATATTTATATGCAATTTCCTTAATTGCTCTATTCATTCTATTGCCATCACCATCAATAACTTTTTCTTTTAGTAAATTTTGATATTCTTCAATAATTTTATCTTTGTATTTTTCTCCATTATTCATATTCTTTTTCCTCCTCATTATCTGAATGTTCAAATATAATTTTATCAATAACCCACGTTAATTTCTTTTCTCCTGTCAGTACATTGCAAAGATTATACATATTGCAATTTTTGCAATCATCATGAGATTTACAATAATTCATTAGTCCACTAATTGCGACAAATTGAGCAATATCATCTGTTTTCAGCATTTTCAGTTACCTCGCAATTTTTTAATAATTCTTCTATTGAAGTTGGTTCTGCATCTTCCCATCTAATAAATTTAAATAATTCATTGAATAAAGTTAAATCATGTGAATAATTTTGATTCTTAGGAACATCACAATCCCAAATATCATTACATTTTCTTGGTTTATACCAAAATGAAAATAAATTTCCTTCTTTATCCCTAGCAATATATCCAAATTCTATGAATTTTAAAACCTCATATTCAAGTCTATTCAACCTAATAGGTTCTTTATTTTCAGAAGCCAACCATTTTAATCTTAAAACATTACATGTTGATTTATATGCACAATTTTTCGGATTGAATAAACATTCATCACAATATTTTGCATCACATTTTATAATTTTTCTATCACGTTTATTAAATCCAAAATCACAATTATTAGTTTTTAAAATATCATCTATGTATCTTTCGCAATTAATCATTTTTTACTCCTCATCTAAATAATTTATTGATGTAATATTATTAGAGTTAATTGAAACACTTGATAATACTTTTACTTTTGAATTCAATGGAGGTTCATTTCGGAAATTATAATAATATTTTACATATATAATTTCTTTTGCAATAGCGTTGTCAATTTCAATAAAATTCATATCATCAAAATTTCTTGTCATTAAAATTGTTGTTCTTGTATTATGCAAGTGGTATTCATCTCCATTTAACATTCTAATAACTATATTTTTCATTTTCTTTGCTCCTTTTTACTCATTCTCGTTAAAAATACTTTTTATCTTTTCTTTTATCCAATTTATTAGTTCTTCTATAAGCAACTTAATCATTGAACCTATTAAATAAATAACACAACTAATCACAAATAATATTCCTGCTAGTACATATTGCAAAATAACTCCACCAACTAAGAATAATATGAGTGCTAAATATATATTGCTAAATATAATTATAATTTACCTTTTTAATCTGTAATTTAATTTCCTATACTCTTGATATACTTCTTTCCAAATTGCTTCTGCTTTCTTTTTCTCAAGTGGCAAAGTCTTTTCTAAAGTATCTAATGTATCTTGCAAATTAATATTAAATGGATACCCTAAACAACCTGTTCTTTTAAAGTTATAAGGTTCATCATATAATTTGCATAATTGAACTTTATACTCATTTATAAACCATTCAAGCCATTCACTAGTGACAGGATTCAATGGTTTAAATTTCTTTAGTTTGCTATTCTTATCAATAACTAAGCAACCTTTATGAGATGCTCTTAAACCACCCTCCGAAAGTCTTTCTCCTGTCATTTTATAAGGTTTTCTATTTTCTTCTTGCCATTTTGTAAATGGTTCTTTTTTTAATTTAGTGCAACACTTATCACTTATTTTAAGTTGTGTTCCTTCTTCAAATTGATATTTTAATACTTTAGGGCAACCAAAACGCTTGCGATTTTCTGGAGGGTTATAATATCTAAGAGTTGTTTTGCTATGTCCGTTTTGCTGAAATAAATGAACTAATTGACTATGTTCCTTAGATTTAAAAGGATAACCATATTTTCTAAATATCATGCTTAAAGGTATTGATGGTTTAATCTCAATAAATCGTTTATCCTTTTTCATATTCTCATGCACAAAATCAACAATTGCTTTATATTCAATACCTGTATTTATGAATACCCTTGGAATATCATTATTAGGTATTGCAATATCAATTAACTTTGATAATACAGTGGAATCTTTTCCTCCACTAAATGAAATAACAAAATTTTCAATTCCATATTTGTTTATAACTTTCTTGATAGAATCAACCCTATCAATCAAAATAAATTCATTGTCCAATTAATCAACCAATAATCTATTCTTAGATATTGGTTAATATATTAATTTGCTATTATTCAGCCACGATAAATAGATTTTATGAAACTATATCACCATTCATTTAGTTTCAACCTAGTTTCACTAGGATAGATTAATTTTCCTTTCTAATCCATTCTTTTATTGACTTGCTATTTTTAAATTTACAATTTTTACATTCATTAGGTTCATTATTAATGATTCCATGACAGCAGTATTTTTTATAAACTTCTTGATACAAATAGTCGCAGTTATGACCAAAAGCATTCAAAAGTTTGTTTAATCTATTTTCATCAACTTCCACTTTTACTAATCTCCTTTAACCTTTTACACCTTGAAAAAATACATAATGAAATTCATGAAAATGTTTTCTAATTACATCATTTAATTTTTTATAACAATCTTCACATAGTTCTACTTCTCCGTTAATTAGTTCATGTGGTATTCCGTATTCATCATAATACCTCATGGGAATGACACATTCGCATAAATCTTCCTTAGACTGCACTTCTTTCTTACAACAGTCACAACTATAAATAGTTTTATGAATTTCCGTTTTCATTATTCATCATCTCCTATATATCCAACTTTTATAATATCCTTTTCTTTTCTTGCTCTTCTTCTTACATTGTAGATAGACGTATTTAAATAGTTTGCTAACTCTCTAGCAGTTCCAACTATCTTTAATTCATCTTTTTCATAATATGCGTATAGTGCTTTATGAGTGTTCATTGCTATCACCCTCATGACATTAATTGTGCCCATTCATACGCTTTTTCTATTGTTTCAAAACTCCCACCCATATGTTTCATATCTTCCTTTGAACATTCACCACTTGTTAAATAAGGGTGGTCTCTAACAAGTGTTAAGCAATAAAAATATGGGTGCTCAACAATTTTCCATCTTAATGTTCTTTTGCCTTTTTTAACTGTAAATACTTCGTTTAATTCCATTTTTTTCATTCTCCTTGTTTACTATTTGAAGCATAAGCATTATGCCTATGCTTCAATTTTTTCAACTTGTGATAAATCAAATAATGATGCAGTAACCATAATAAAGTTACTTACTTTTTTATTGTTTTCTTTATCTTCACTTTCTTCCTCTTTCTTTTTGCTTTTTACTTTCTTCCAAAGTTTAGTTTTTATAACTGCTTTAGATCCTTTCTTTACTTGATAACCACTATATTTCCATTCTTGATATGTTTTGTATGGTAATTCTCCATACTGTCCAATTATCTTTCCACATTCTTCTTCTGTCAAGAATCCTCTTTCAACCACTTCTTTTTCAACAATTTCTAAATTTGTCATATTCTTTTACCTCTCTCTTTCTATATATATATTATAGCATATGTGATACATATATACAAGCGAAAGTTTTAATTTTTTCTTTTTTTATTCATTACATTTTTTTTGTGCTTCAATAACATCTACTAGCATGTTTCTAAAATCTGAAAGAATATCGTTATATTCCTTCAAATTTTCAGCACGTTCTAAGTTTCTTTTATATGCTTGTACTGTCTCCAATACAAGCATTTTTCTTACATCAACATCATATAGGATATTTACATCATCTATAATATGGATCATATCCATAGCAACTATATCATTAATAATTTTCATCTTTTTATTCTCCTAAAATTTTATCAATACCCAATTCAACACCCTTTTCAGTAATGCTTTCATAACTGAAACCAAATCTTATTTTAAGTCTTTTTAAATGGTATAGATCACCGAACCAACCACTTCCACAACCTTTCTTTTTTGCAATATAGTAAAGTTGTTTGTTTCTGTCGCAATAGTATATATCCCAATTACTGTTTGGCTCTTCTACTATTACAAGTGTTAAAACATCGCCTTCAAAATTAATTGTCTTTTCCATTTTTCTTTTACCTCAATTCTTTTAAAATCATGAATCCAAAAATAAAAATTTAATATGTGAAGCATGATTGATAAAATATGTTCTTCCTACTGCGTAACCAGACTCTTTTTCTGCCTCTGTTATCAATATAGTAAATCCTAAATCATCTACATTCTTGATAACTACCTTTTTACTGTATGTATCATTTGGAAAAAGCAAGATTTTTCTTCCTATATAATTTTCTTTGTTATATTCCATATTTCTTTCCTTCTTTCTTTAAATTAGTGTTTTAAGTGTTATCGCTTCACTTATTTTTAGTTCTTAAATATTTCTATTGCCATTTCATTCATAAAATAATCATCGCAATGTCTATAATCAATTACGTTGTTATATCTATAATAGCAACGTTCTGAGTATTCTTTATATCCATCATATACTGCTAACATATAAGGTTTTAATTCTTCATACAGTTCATTGTATTCTTTTTCTAGTTCCAAATATTCATTTTCTAGTTCTTCTTTTTCTTCTGTATGCATTGCAACATCTAGAACGTGGCTCATTCTTTCTCTTAAGTTGTGAAGCATACATTCACAATTTTTGAATAGTTTGTAATCATATTCTTCACCAACATATCCTTCAAGTCCTTTTCTTACGTTCATAATTTCTTCTAAGTTTGTTTTCATATTCGTTTACCTCTCTTCTTTACATATTTATTATACTATGTATTACATATATAGTCAACAATTATTTCAACTTTTTTCTATAAAAAAAGATACTCTTTTGAGTATCTTTTTATTTAGAAAGTAAATTATATAGTTCATTTCTTAATTCAGCGTTTTCTTTGAATCTTCCACGCAATGTTGCTGTTCTTGTTTTCGTATTAGGTTTTTTAATACCTCTTGCAGTCATGCAAGAATGCTCTCCATTTATTACAACTGCAATATCATCAGTTCCTAATATCATTTCTAAAATATCTGCAATGTCTGTTCCAATTCTTTCTTGTAACTGTAATCTTTTGCAGACCATGTCGGAAATTCTTGCAAATTTTGAAAGACCTAATACATAACCATTTGGAATATATGCAATATTAATACTCATGTTATACATTAATGCGATATGATGCTCGCAGTAACTAAAGCATGGGATATCTTTTACTAAAACTAAATCATTTCCTTCTTGCTTGAATTTTTTATCAAACATTTTAGCAATTTCTTCATTTGAATATTGAATGCCTTCAAACACTTCCTCATACATTTTGGCAACTCTTTTTGGTGTCTCAATTAATCCTTCACGATCGGGATTTTCTCCAATTGCAATAAGAATTTCTCTAACTGCATTTTCAATTTTTTTCTTATCCATATTAAACACCTCTTTCGTTTGGATTCCATATGATTTTATGCAACTGAACTTGCACCCTCATTTTTGACGTATCAATTCCTTGTGTATGCATTATTTTCATAAAATCAACTATTTCAAAAGGTTCTATTTCACCAAAGACAGGGCTTAAATAAATATATGATTTGATTCTATATTTTTCAATTATCTGCTTAACTTTATCAAAATCATCTTTTCCAATAACAAATTTCAATACATCATTTGCTCTTAATTTTTCTAAGTTGTTTAAATTCATATTTTTTTCAACACCACTAGAAGGAAGTTTGTAATCCATTGTAATAAGAATGTTTTTATTTAAAATGTACTTATCAATAGGTACACTTCCATTTGTTTCAATATTTACATAAAACCCATTTTCACATAATTTAGAAATTAAATCATCAACATCTTTATTAATAAGTGGTTCTCCTCCTGTCAATGTGATGTTTCTATAATCATATTTTTTTGCCCTTTTAACAATTTCATCAACAGACATTTCTGTTCCATTAGAATTTTTTAATGCATAACATGTATCGCAGTATGAGCATCTTAAATTACAACCTGCTAATCTGATAAAAGTTGTTAATTCTCCTGTTCTTAATCCTTCTCCGTCAATGCTTTTAAAAATTTCATTAACTTTCATTTTATTCTACCTCATAAGTTGCAATATTATTTTCGCTTTCTTGCACATCAACTTTATAGCATTTTTCTCCTAATGTATCCGCAATCCACTTTGCAATATTTTCTGCTGTTGTGTTGAATGAAAGAACATCATTTAAATTCTTATGGTCTAATTTATCTTTGATTTCTTTTTGAATATGAGTAAAGTCCATTACCATTCCATCTTTATTTAATTCTTCGCTTCTCATGTAAATATCAATTATCCAATTATGTCCATGTAGATTTTCACATTTACTTTCATAACTTAAGTTAAGTTTATGACTAGCACTTACTTCAATTCTTTTTTTAACATAATACATATTTTTCTCCTTTTTCATCTAAATGCTTTTATAAATTATTTTTAGCATATTCAGCAAATTTAGCCCACTCCTTAAAATTATGAACTGCTACTTTTCTGCTATCTGCTAAACGCTGACCTTCTTTTTTGTCATACCATACCATTGTTTTTCCGTTAAATTTATAAACTTTTCCAAATCTGTTTCCACTAACCCATGATGTGCTATCAACGCTATCAAAATGATATTTAGTTATTCCGTTTAAACTAGTAAACCCTAGTCCATGAATTTTTGCTCCGTTATCATGTGCTATTTTAATTAATTTTGGGAAATATTTATATTCTTTTCTGCTTATCTCTTTTATTGCTATTCCACCTAATGCAACATAATCATATTCTTTGCACATTTTGATGAACTCGTCTAATCCTCTTGACCTATGCCAAACAGGTATGCATTTTCTATGCGTTAATGATTCTAATTTTTTTCTTAAACGCAATACATTTTCATATCCAATTAAAACATCAATATCTAATTCAAAAAATAGTTTAACATCATTTCTTACTATAAAGTCAGCATACTTTTCTATATAATCATTCCAATCTACATTTTTCCCACTTGAGAAAAATGTAAAAGCGCCACTATCCAACATAAAACTATCACATGATGGTATAACTACTTTTTCAGTAAATTCGTTACAATAATAATATGATTGCAATACATTTGTTCCTTTAAATAAATTATCTTTATTATCCTCATTCATTTGTTTTGCTTGTGCTTCTGAACCTGCTAAATATATTTCCATATCTAATTTTTCCTTACATATTTGAGGGTTTCCTGTCTCCCCACTTATCACTAAGTACATATCCATATTTTTTTTAGTCCTTTTCCACTTTTCGTAAGATTGATTAAATATCCCACCTTGTCCACTTAGATAGATAATCATATTTCTATCTCTTCTCCACAATGAGGACATTTAATAGTTTTCTTCTTTTCTTCCTTGCTTTCTGTAGGTTCTGCATCACTAAAAAATGCATCAATATCAATATCTTCTGCGCTTTCAAAACCAAAGTCATTCATATCAATATCAGATATTAAACTTAATTCTTCTTCTAATTTATCAAAATCCCATGATGCAAATTCATTTGTTTTATTATCCACCAATCTAAAAGCGTTTATTTGCTCCTCATTTAAATCATCAGCAACAATGCAAGGAATCTTTTTATAACCTAATTCCTTACATGCTTTTAATCTCGTATGACCTGTTACAATAACGTTATTCTTATCAATAACTAAAGGAACTTTCATTCCAAATTCTTTGATGCTTTTTTTAACGTATTCAACGGCTTCATCATTATTTCTTGGATTGTTTTCATATGCTTTTAAATCATCAATATTTAATTCAATAATTTCCATTTTTAAATCTCCTTTCAGTTATATTTCATTTTGATTATATACCATATGAGGACGAAAAAGAAGTCTTAAAAGGCTTCATTTTTCCGTTCTGTTTTAGAACACTAAATATCAAACATACTTATCTGTTCTATTTGCTCTTTTTCTTCATCATCTTCCTTATATTGAAATTTTGGAGAAAATGGGCTTGTTTTTCTGTAAAATCTTTTATCATAGAAATCTTGAACGCTTGTACAGCCTTCTTGCCTGTTTGAGGTAAATAGTTGATTACATTTACAATCACGAACACCACAATCAAATAATTCTTCATCTAACTGTTCTTTTGCATAATCTTCTCCATATTTCTTAATCATTGCCGTATTGTTGAATGATGTGCTTTTATGCACCAATCTATCACCACAACAGCACTTGTTAGTTCCTATAAAATGTAAATCATTATCTGCTATTGAGAATGGGATATTATTTTTTTTAAAATATTCAATAAATGTTTTATATAATTCTAATCTGATTGTTGGTTTTAAATTCAATAATCCCATCTGCGTAAAATCTTCTTTTTTTAAATTCATTTCTTTTAAAATAAATTCTTTGCATTCTTTGTTTTGAGGAACTATTTTAATTCCTTCTAATGTGAAGTTATCTGCATCTTTAAACATTTCAACTATTTTCAATGTTGAGATATTAGGTATAAACGGCTGTATTCTTATGCCAACTTTAAACCCTTTATTTTTTAATTCCATAAAGAATTTATATCTACTTTCAATGCTCGGAACATTAGGTTCAATATTTTTTAAGTTTTCAGTATTTGTTACACTTAATTGAAAACTATGTAAATCTGGTCTAATGTCGCAGTTATACGTTGTATTGCTTTTCGTTGAGAATAAAATATGGATTCCATATTTATTTGTAATATCTAATATTTGCTTTGTGATTTGCAACCTTTTTTCGCATGGTTGGAATGGGTCGCTCATTCCTCCACAATGCCAAGTTATACCTTCAGCAATCAATGTTTCTAGGAAATTTGTTTTATCAACATTTCTATCATCAAATACTTTTTTTAGTTTATTTTTTACTTGATTAATATTTGCCACTTGAATTTTCTTCTCATACTCCATAATTTTTCTATTTTCTGCAAAGCAGTATTTACACCCAAAAGAACAGGTTTTATAAGAATCAATTCTTATTGGCAATCCACAAATAGCGAATTTACTGCTGACATTTAAAGGATTGAATTTTTTAATATCGTTTTTCATGATTTAGAATACTCCTTATATTCTTCTTCTGCTTTTTTTCTTTCTTTAGTGATTTTTTTTGGTTTTAGTTCGGGGTGTGTTTCAAAAATCTTTCTTCTTGTTCTCGTTACTGATTCAAAGGAAGGAAATCCATATTTCTTATGATTCAACATCATGTCGGAAAAACTATCTGTTAACGGAATATTAAAAAGAATTTCCGCATCTACTGCCATTTCTCTATAAACTGTATAAATTAAAACAAAATCATCACTTCTTGTTGCTTCATATCTCTGCATGATTTTTAAAACCATATCTTCTAGATTTTTAAATTTCATATATCCATTCTCCTTTTTAAAATCCATTCTGCTCCATAATTTGATTTAGTTCTTCAACACTTTTTCTATATTCTTTAATACTCCAACCGTTTAATTCTTTAAATAAGTTAGATGTATGTTCTGCTAAATCTGTTGAGCCACTTTCAATCTGTTTATCATACATTTCCAATAATTCTTTTGTTGTATATCCTATTTCTTTTTGCTTTTTTTCTTTTTCTTTTTGTTTCTCAACCCATTTTGGAGTTGGTTTTTCTTTGATATTATTTGAAATATTAACATTATTATAAATATTATTAGGTTTTGGCTTATCTTGTTCCCTTGATAACCAACTGTTTATAAATCTTTTAATACCTCTTTTAGTTTTTCTTTTTGTAGGATTCGCATTTAGCCAACCTTTCATCTTTCTTAGTTCTTGCATGATATCAACATTAGGATATAGTTCCTCGTATTCTTTAAAATCATTTTCACTAACATCATATAAGGTTTTATCATTAAGCGTTAGTTGAATAACTGATGGTTCAAAATGATTTTCTAAATCGTTTTGAACAATATATCCTTTAGTATTTAATCTATTAGTATTTAATACTTTAGTATTTAATCCTTTAGTATATTTATATACGTCTTCATTTTCTATATCTACATTTTCTATATCTACATTTTCAATATCTTCATTTTCTATATCTTCATTTTTGAGATGTAGTAACTCTGTATCATGATTTTTATTTGTTTCAAATATTACATACTCCCATTCACTAATTTTCCCATTTAAATATTTTCTTCTCCTAACTAAATAGTTCTTTTCCTCTAATTCGTTTAATATTCCGTTTATGGTATTGACACTTTCTTTGCATATACCTTTTAATCCTTTAACGGAATAATGCCACTCATCGGGAAATGATAGCATCATGCTCAATAAACCTTTTGCTTTTAAGGATAATTCCTTATCTTTTAAATGATAATTGCTCATTGTTGTATAATTATCATTTTTGATAGTTCTAATTACCGCCATTTTTTTACGCTCCTTTTACTCGTTATCATTATTTGAAACATATTGCTTTATTGCTTCATCAACGATAAACCATAGTAATTTACCTGTTTCCTGTTTTTCCTTGTCAATTAGTTTCTTAGTGCTTTCTTTAATTCTGATAACTGAATATTCTTCCATTCTTCTAACTCCTTTTCTATATTTTTCTACATATAATTATAATAATATTTTAATTTTATTCAAGACAAAATCAATAAATTAATGAAACTTCTATTCTTGGATTGTCTTTATCAATATAAACATGGTGTTCAATCTCATTAACGTATTTTTGACTATCATTTTGCATGATTTCTGCTTTAACAATGCCGTCTAAAATAAATTTTGTTGCAAATGTAATATTGTCTATATCTCTTTTTCTATTCTTCTCATACCAATCAATTTTAATTTTGATAGGGTATTTATCAACTTTCTTGAGTTTAAAACGTTTAATATAATAAATAACAATAGTTTCATTGTCTTTTTTCATCTTTGCTCCTGCGTATGGATTCCTTCTATTCTTGTTTGTATACTCATTCAAGCCATTTAATCTTCCGTTTATAATAAACTTTTGCATAATATCACTTCTTTCTATGTTTTTTTATTAAATAAAAAGAGTTTTTTATATTTATGATGAAATACTCATGTAAACATAAAAACCTCTTAGAATCGAAAATATAAGCGATTTATAAATAATTCTTGTGAAAAACTTCCATGAATTTTTCATGGCTAAATTTTTTTTCAAATGCTTCTTGCATCTCTCTTTTTAACCTTAAATCTAAATCTTTATTAAAATGTACTCCATAACTACTCATGTTATGCCAATCTGCTCTTAGCCATACCCAACAGCCCCATTTATCTGCTTTTTTTCTATCTGAACCCATATATACATGATGCTTATGTAAGTTATTTGTTGAGCCTGTTATATAACATTTCTTTTCATCTTGCAAAATTGATTTCATTTAATAATTCATCTCTCTTTTTTATTGCACTTGATAATGTTTTGAAACAATATTCTTTTGAATATCCACGAATACATACTCTAAATAAGCCATTATCTTTTCTTTGATATATATATTTTTCTCCTGTATTTGATTTCTTGTGTTTTTTTCTAGGTTTTTTCATATGTATTTTTGACCAATTAACATTTTCTTTTTGAGTACACCACTCTAAATTATTAACATGATTATTTAATGGATTATAATCAATATGATTTATAAAAGGCTTATTATTTTTATTTTCAACAAATGCTATTGCAACTAATCTATGAATATAAAAATTCTTGTGCTTTTTATTTTTTGATAAACTTACTGACATATATCCTCTATTTATCCATCCATTTATAATGTGTTCTTTCTTTTTATAACCATTTTCTACATCATAATGTATTAAACTTTTAATTCTTCCAAAGTTACTAACTTGGTATAATCCCTCATATCCTTCAATATCTTTCCATATTTCTTGCATATTAAATACACCTTCTATTTTATTTAAAAACTATATCTTTTTTTCATTCTGCTTTAAATATTCCTTCATCAGCATTTCATGATATTCTTTTCTTATCTTTTGATATAGGTATGAGTTAACAAGAGATGCAATGCCAATAAATATTAATAATGCAATCAAAATATAATCAATCATTTTTCTACCTCCTAATTAGATAGCATAATAATCCATAATATAATCATAAACGTTAAAAAAATAAATATCATTTTCTAATCCTTTCCATACTTCTTTTTTGCTTGCTTTCAATCCATTCTTTGATTGATGGTTCATAAGCAAAGCCAATTTTCTTTAATTCCTCAATAACGATCAAAACATCTGCGATTTCTTCATTTAGATGGTTTACTGCTTCAAGTGTTACTCCATATCTATAGATTTTTGATATTGCTTGCACAAGTTCGCTTGCTTCTTCCATTGCAACAACCATCATATAATCATTGCCATAATGTTCAATTACTTTTTTTAAAACATCATCATCAAATACTATTTTATCTTCCTTATTCATCTCCATATATATCCGTCCTTACTATTTTTAAATTTCGATATTTTCTAGGTTTAATTTTTTTCCTATATCTTTTATATAGCCCATATACGCTTATAGGTTTTATTCCTAGATAATTCCCTATATCATATGCATTTCCTTCTATTTTTAAATCATCATCAATATATAATGCGTAAGTTATAGTGTTCTTCTTATACCTCATATATATCAGTCTCCATCTTAATGTCTAATTCACTGCACCAACTTAGCAATACATCTATTAATTTATTGCATTCTTGCGTATTAAATTTGCTAGACCCTTCAAAACACTTATAAACAATCATCTTTTTTCCTTTGTAAATCTCTGGTCTTACAACCTTTACTGCTCTAAATGATTTTTTCAACTCATTTTCAATAGTTTCTAATCCCATAACATATTCATATTTAGCGTTTGCCTGTTCTAATGCTGATATGTATATCTCCATATCATCTTGTTGCAGTTCTTGTGCTATTTCATGGATAATTGCCCACATATAAGCGTTCTGATTCAATGATCGCTTAGACTTTGGTTTTTTAATTTCTAAACAATAAAGCCCTTCTTTAAGTTCATCAGCCTTTTTTTTATCATAAAAATGTTGAAAGGAGAATGTTATCTCAACGTTCCCCATTTCATCATATTCTTTTTTTATATAATTTCCATTAATTTTTATCATATGTATCAACAACCCTCATAAAAACAATAAATAATATAATGCTTATCGTTTTGCTATATTCAATATTCAGCAAATTAATAGCATATCTATAAATAATGTTGATAATGGAATATTCAGCAAAATAGCATACAAACATGAATATTCCAATTGCAACATTAATTACTATTAATTTTAATAAACTTTTCATTAAAATTGAATATCAACATCATCTAATTCATATGAGTTAATGGAATCATCTAAGTTATTATACTCATTAGAATTATGATAATTATTATTAATTTGTGGCTGTTGATTATTAACTTGTGGGATATTGCTAGATTTATTTGTATTGATAAATTCAACTCTATTACATAATACATTTACTGTCTTTCTATTATTTCCGTCTCTGTCAACATATGAGCCTGTTTGAATACTTCCCTCAACTGCTACTTTTGATCCTTTATTGCAGTATTGAGCAGTATTTTCTGCAATCTTTTCCCAACATACGCAGTCAACGAAATCTGCATCATCATTGTTATATCTATTCAATGCTAATGTGAAATTTGTTACGGCTTTTCCACTTCCTGTTCTTCTTAGTTCTGGATCTTTAGTCATATTACCTAAAAGAACTACTCTGTTTATGCTCATTTCTTATCCTCCTTCATTTTAATTTCAATCATCTTATCCAATACATTCTTATAGTTAAATCTTTCTGCTTGTGTCATTGTATTAATATCATTTTTGCCATTATTAAACTTATTGATAAAATGCAATGCACCTTCGCTTTTTACATCAACACCTAATTTAAGCAACTCCTCTAATCTTTTATCAATTTCACCTAATAATGTTGCTTGCTCAATTCCTACTTGCTCATAATAGTTAGCATTTTTTACTCTTTCAAAATTATCAACGTTTTTTGATTGATTGTTATTCATCTGCTTTTTTTCTTGATATTCTTGAGTATCAACGTCTTTTGTATCGTCAATACAGAATAAACCATTCAAAGCGTATTTTCTAGCATATGAACTCGTTGCACCTGTCACTTGAGCGCTGTCCATACCTTTTTTGCTTTCGCTTTCTCTAGCATATGCACAAGCATATATTTCTTGTTCTGTCTCAATATCAATAAGACTTGCTTTTGCCTTAATATAAAAGCGTTCTCCTACCTGTTCAACATAATCATCAACCAATAACACTGCTCCATATTTCAAGCATAACGGCTTGATTGCTTCCAAAATATCTTCACAACTTCTATAGTTATATTTTCCAAATTTATTATATTGATTCTTTGGTGCTTTTAACTCATTTTGAATTGATAACAATTTAGAAAAAATACTGATTTTTTCCTCCATTACTCATTCTCCTTTGCTTCTTTTAATGCTTCTTCTTTTTCTTTTGTATATTTTTCTTGTAGTTCATGTTTAAAGTAACAAACAAAATCTTCAAATGAAAGGGTTTTAGGCATATAGTCCATTTCAAGTTTATGTTTAAGCCATTTATTGAATGGTGTAAACTCATATTTTTCCGTATCTTCGTTATAATTGCACTTCACCTTGTTCCAATTTCTAAAAACATCTTTAAAGATTTCTTCTTTACCTTTTTCAATCATAATTTTATCAATAGAAGATACGCTTTTTTCTGCGCTTCTAATTTTAGGAACGGCATTCTGCAACTTCTCGTTTTCCATTTCTAATACATCAATATAATCATATACATCTAAAATATCATTAATTAAATCCTGTCTTTTAATCATTTTCTTTTTCTCCTTCATCTAATCCTTTTAATTTTCTATAGAATGGGCAATATTGAGCAACATTGCAGTATTCTTCACATTTCTTGTTTTCTCCTTCACGTTTCTCTATGTAATGTTTATCGTCATTTACTCCTTTCCAATCCATGTAATTTATTGCTTCTTCTTCACTGTCAACTACTCTCATTGCTCTTTTACTGCCCTTTTTCATCACTGCATATTTATTGCCTGTAAACCATCTTTGTTCCTCATTGCATGGTTCTAATTTTTCTGTATCAGTATTTTCTGCAACTGAAATATCAATAAATCTTTCAATGATCCATTTTTCAATATATTCAAAATCCTTTTCAGTAAATTCAAATTGCACTTTATAAACAGGTAGTTGAGGGTAACTGCTATCAAGTTTTGCTTTTGTTTTTGAATGATCCTTTAAGAAAGCGACTATTTCGCCTTTATCACATTCAAAACCGATTTTTTTAAGCATCCATGCATACATCAATAACTGCTTTCTATAGTCTTCCCAGTCATTATAAATTACCTTCCAACATGATGCAGTTTTATAATCAGTTACTGTTTTAGTTTCTTCATCATATAAATCAAAGATTCCACTTAATTTATATCCGTTGATGTCAACAATAAGATAATTCTCTTTTAATTGAAAATCCTCTTCTTGAGAGTTCTCAAGAATACTATGAACGGCACTACCAAAAATCGCCCATATCATATCAGATACATCTTGTTCAATGCAATTCGCATATCTTCTTTCAAGTACATTTTGACACGCACCTTTTAGTAAAGCCGTAACGCTGTATTGCTTAGGCTTATACTCATATTCCCTTGTAACTGCATCAACAAGAGGTTTAGGCAATCCCATTTTGTTTGTAATTTTCATTTCTTCTTTTTCCTCCTTTTATAATGAGTGTTTTAAGTGTTATCGCTTCACTTGATTTTTATTTGTTTTTAATTTCGCAATCATAAGTTCTTTTTATGATTTCATTTAAAATTCGTTTTTTATTTTCTTTTGTTGCTTCAAGAATCCAATCAAAATTGATTTTTGTTCCATGTGTTAAAATTTGTGGATTATACTTTCCACAACAATTTCCTTTTTCATCATAGACATATACTTCAACATGCCAATAATTTTCTAATTTTTCTTTAATAAAACCTTCTTTATACCATAGGTTTATCAAATGTCCTTTGTAGTCATTTTCAATCTTTGTAAATTCAATTTCAATTCTTTCTCCTTTAGAATTTCTATCATTGAAATGATAGAATTCTCTTGTTTTGCTCATTTTCTCTATTGTGTACTCATGATAACAGATTTTATTCATTCTTACTTTTTCCATTTTGTTTACCTCTCTCTTATTACATTTATAATTATATATGTAATACATAGAAAAGTCAATACTTTTTTTAAATTTTTTTAATCTTTTTGCAGTTATAAAAGAGTGCTATCACTCTTTTATAAACCACACTTTTCCATGAGATGCTTTGACATCTCTTTGTGAAAATACATAATATGCTCCATGTAATGTATGTGCTATATCACTTGCATCACAATCATATGAGTAAATATTGAAATCTCCATCAATATGCATAACATATTCAGCATTGGTTGGTGCTTCTGTTGGTGTATCAGAAATCAATACATCTGTATATCCATCTCCATAACCATTAGGAATATTAAATTGAAAACTATCATTTCCAATTTTTACGCTACCAACATCACTATAAGTTTTTACTACATTGAAAGGTTTGATTTCTTTCAAATCCTCATTTTTAAGGATTTCAACATATGTATGAGTATCAGCAATAAATGCGATTCCACTTTGAATTATCCAACATAATCTTCCATCAAAGTTTTTATTTTTGATTTCATTAAAATTAATTATTTCAAAATTAGGAATTAATTTTAAATAATCTAATGTATTTAATGTTGGTTTCTTACCAACACTTAAATCATATAAACAACATAAGATGTCTGCGTTTTCTTTTTTTCCTTCTCCTACTACCATGATGTAATCATTATTAACTCTGTAAGTATTCATATTCTTTTCTCCTTAGGGGGTTACCCTTTTCTTTCTACAAGTATATTATACTATATGTACTACATATAATCAAGCCTTTTTTAAACTTTTTTAGAAAAAATAAAAGGAGTGATTTAACACTCCTAAAATACAAAAGTATATCCTTCGTACTCTTTATTTACTACTTCTATTTCTGCACGAATTTCATTTAATGCATTTGTAAGTCTTCTCATAGCGTAGGTATCTAATCCAACAATACTCATAATTGTTAGTTTAAACTCTACAGGGTAAATTTGATTGATATTTAATTTTTCATCTTCAAACTGCACCCTTGCAATTCTAATTCCAAGATTATTTTTAAATAATACCATTTCTAACTTATCTTGCAAGTCTTTTCTAATTTCATTTACTTCTTTGAACGTCATTCTATGTAATAGTTCTTCGTCTGTCATAATTGATCTCCTTTAGGGGTTTGCCCTCTTCTCTTTACAAGTATATTATACTATGTAATACATATATAATCAAGCGCATATAGCAAATTTTTATAATTTTTTTCAATAAAAAAAGCACTATTTTAGTGCTTTGATCTTTCTACTCTTAATAGCAATTTTAATTCATTTATTTTCTTTTTTTGACTGATACACATTTCTCTATATCTTTGAGCATCTGCATCATTTAGAATACCGCTTTTTTTGTATTCTTTATTTTGCTTCTTTAGATTTCTATTTTCATATTTTAGTTTTTTGATTTGCTTTTCTAAGTCTTCTATTTCATCTAAAAGACCATCATAATCCTTTTCTAATCGTTCTACATAATCTTTATAGTATTTATATTTTTCTGTAAAGATTATAGCATTCACTTCTTTATCGCTGTATTCCATATTATATTCCTCCGTATTCAATTAAAAGATATGAGTTAATCAAAAAGATTATTGGCATACCAATCATAAACAATAATGATGTAAAACATAGGTCAAAATCTTGAATAGTTAACATCATAACGCAGATTATAAAATTAACTGTAAGAAGTAGGTTTGTTACCCATTTTTTAAATCTTAATTTTTTCATGCTTGATACCTCCCTACATTCCTAATATTGAAGCAAATAAATCTTCTTCGTTTACTTCTTCAAATTCCTCATAATGACTATAAGGAATTCTGCAAAACTCGCAATGAGCCTTATAACCTTTATAAGAATCTTTCATGATTGGCTTTAATGCTTCTCTTAAATCTTCATATGTCTTTTTTAATGAAGCATATTCTTTTTCTGCCAATTCTCTATTTGTTGCAAGTGCTTCTCCAAAATCACTTACATCACATTCCCAATAATTAGAAACTAATTTTTTTAGATTGTCTAATCTATCTTGGCAATCTTTAAATTTATAGAAGTCTTGAATATCAGTATCTTCTAAACTTTTTACATCTTCAAGAAGAAACTTATACTCTCTGTTGATAGCACCTTTTGGTCTATCGAAATTAATTGAATCACAATTAGATTCTAATTGTGGAAATTCAATTTTAATTCTTTCCACATCTTCTCTTATTTCTTCAACTGACATATTTCTTGATACTTCTCTGATTTTTTTCATGCTCATAATTTTATCTCCTTAGAGGTTTACTCTTTTCTTTCTACAAGTATATTATATATGTATTACATATAAATATCAAGTACATATGATAACTTTTTTATTTATTTTAATATATTGGGAAGGTCGGTTTTCCGACCCTCCTGTTATTTATTAGTCCATGCTTCTCTAGATAATTTATTCCATACACGTATCATTCCGATTTCATCAAAGTAGATTTGAGCATCTTTTGTTTCACAACCGTAAACCTTTTCTAACTGTTTTAATTCCTTAGCAGTTACATAGCACTGACCATGTACAATCACTAAATTATCTTTCTTGAATATTCTGCGATTATATTTCTGCATTCTATCAAGTGTAAATTTAGCACTTTTAGTTGTCATATTTTCTAATTTATTGATTGCTTCTTCTGTTATTTCCTCGAATCCCTGTTCCTTGATTAGTTCTGCTCTTTTATCTTCTTTTTCTTCTTTTTCTAATCCAAACCACCAAACTCGCAAATCACTAGCGAATGGATATTCAGTTTCTAATTCTTTTGTATTGTTATTGAATTTTACCATGTATCCTTCAATTTCAAAACTACCTTTGTTATTAAATTCCTTATAATTGTTAATCATTGATTCATTAAATGTTTTCATATTCGTTTACCTCTCTTCTTTACATATTTATTATACTATGTATCACATATAATGTCAATATATTTTTTGTGATTTTTTAATTTTTTTGATAATAAAAAGCACTCTTTATTGAGTGCCTTTTATTCATCTTCTTGTCAATTTGTAACATTCGGAAAATTCATTCTTTGCTTTATATTCTGGATTGATGAATCTTGCAATGTTGAATCCTGCCTTGTTAGCATCGAACTCATTATCGTCCCAACATCCTTTTACGTGCGATGTTCTGATAATAATTTCATTCTCTTTTGTATTCATAAGATATGCATATAAATTTTCAATCATTTTCTTGTACCCTCTTTCCTTTACAAGTAAATTATATCATATGTGATACATATATACAAGTGTTTTTGTAAAAAAGTTTAGTGTTTTTTGTGTTATCGCTTCACTCTATTTTTTAATAGGTCATCATTTAAATCAGTAGTTTTATTTGCATAATCTAGTCAATTCATTATCTAGTGTTTCAGTAAATCCGTTTACTTTCGCTGATGTTGTTGTATTATATGTTTTTACTTCCACTTTATCTCCAACATTAAGTTTATCCATTTCTTCTCTTGTCATATTCTTTTACCCCTTTCTTACTACACCTTTATTATATATGTAATACATATAAAAGTCAAGCACATTTATGCTTAATTTTGATATTTTCATAAAATGAAAATAATAGAAAATGTTACAAAAAGGATTGATTATGTGTATCACATATAGTATAATGTATTCGTAAAGTGAAATAGGAAAGGAGAAAAGAATATGAAAGTAGAAACTTATTTCAAAAAGAATGGATTTGTGTATGGAGTATCTGAAAAGTTTGAATTTGGAAAATGGCATGGATACGCTAAAAAGTTTGATAATTTAGAAGATGCTTATAAGTGGTTGAATACAGAAGAAGCAGACTTTAGAGTTAGAAGTTTAACATCAAAAACATACGTTAAGAAAAATAAATATGAGGTGATTGAATAATGAATAATGTAAATTTAACAATGGTGAAAAAATCAAGGGCAAGCATTAATGATCATTATAAATTACAAGTATATGACTTTAAAATGTTCAGTAATTGTCTAGCATTACTTGAGAATCTAAACAATGAGATAAAAGACTTAGTGCGTGATACAAGTATTTGTGAATGCGTAAAAAACTACGAATATAGAACGCTAAAGAAGGAATACAACGAATTAGATGAAATAGTAGCACCTATTATGAAAGTCTGTTATAAAGGATATAAAGCATATTGTAAGCATTGTGGAATTTCTCCAGTATTACTTGATTATAAGGACTAGTAAAAAGTGAAGCGATAACACTATAAACACCATTTTTTCATATAATGAAAATTCTAAGAAATATTCAAAATGTTGTTGACTTTTATATGTATTACATATATAATATACTTGTAAAGAAAAGAGGTAAATGAATATGAATAAATTTGAATTAGCAACTAAATTAGTAGTGGAAGATGTAAAAAGTGATTTAGATGGATATTATAAAGATTTGGGAATTAAAACCTGGTCTGAATATCTTGAAGAAACAGGAAGAGATAGCAAGTCAATGAAAGGAGACGTCCGCTATATTTTAGCAGATTACTCCGACTTTCATATTAATGCTAATTTATATCTTAATGATTGTGATGAACTAGAACTTGAAGATGGTTCAATCCTTACTTATAGAAAACTTATGAATGCAGTAAGAAAGCAATTAAAAGAAGAAGGATATTTTGAATAAGGTGAGGAATCACCTTATTTTTTTAAATGTGATTAAAAATGAGTATAAATTCAATCGTAAATGTTTTCGTCCACGTTTTTTTCAATCGTAAAAAAAGGAGCAGTTATATAACTACTCCTCGCTAGTAACTTCTAATTTTGTTTCAACTTTTCCAATACGTGTTTTTAAATCATCAATTTCCATTCCATGCTTTTCTAATCTTTTATTCTGTACTGCTTCATCTTCTTTAATGTGTTCAATACAACTATTCAATTTTTCAATTACTATTTTTAATTCATTAATAGGTTGCGTAAATTTATTGATAATTGCAACAAAAGATCCTAATGTAATCAATGCTAGAATAACATTTCCAACAAACTGTGCTTCATTCATAAGAATACCTCTATTCTTCTTTATTGATTATTTGCGTAAATGCTTGATGTAATCCTGTTGATGCTAAACCACTGAATAAGCCACCTAATATAATATCGGGTGTGAAACTCATATTTATCCATACATTTAATATAATTCCTAAAATTGCCATAATCAATGGAATATATTTGTTATCAATCTTTGGAATGCTTGTTTTAATGACAAACCCAACACATAAGCAAATACCAACAATCACACAAACTAAATAATTAGTTAAAAAATCTAAATTCATGATTAATACCTCCTTTTTATAATGTGATAGTTCCTATATTTGTAACCGCATCATCTGCGTTTATAGGTTGATTTACGAAGTTGCCCATGAGTAACTGCTTTCCACTTGCTTCTATACTTGTTCCACTATTTATATTGATTTCATTATATAACACCTTTTTACATAAGTAGCAACCATAGCATGTTCCTGTCGCATTCTCAATATTAATATTGCTATTCAAAATGCTATGACAATCATAAGCACCATATAATGTTCCATAAGTACCATTGATATATACGCTTATATTTTCGTGATCTCCTCCATACAAACTATATATAGTTTGTGAATTGTTTTGCTCAATCTTTATATTAGCATTTTTGATAGTGATATTATCACCACATCTCATTACTGTTAATGTTGTATCAGTCAATGTTATATTAGGTATAGTTGCTCTTGAAAAGTCAATGATTGCTTTTCTTTTTGAAGTTGTGTCACTTGTAAAATCAAATACATTATTATCAATAGATGAAGCAATTCCTAATGTTCCACTTACTAATATATATAGTTGTGAATTATCTTGAACACTTGCATAATTGCCAACACCATTCAAGAAATTTTTCACTATAGTTGATAATGCTTTATTATCATTATCTCCTGTCGCTTCATATACATATTCGCCAATAGAATTTACTTTATTTTCTAATTTATCAAGTCTTGTTACAGTACTTTCTGCAACTGTTCCTTCAACACATTTTTTATTTACAAATTCTATTCTTGTGCCTATCTTATCTATTGGATTAGTAAGTATTACTTGTGTTCCTTGAGTATTGATGCTAAATTCATCTTTTGCAAGTACAAAATCATTTATACGAATTTCCAATATATCAAGCGAATTATTCACAAAATTTATTGTACTAGGGATAGTTAATGTTTTTTCGTTTTCATAAGTTGTTGCATATAATGCTTTATATTCTCTATAGATATTCGCAGTTTTAACAGTTTCTTTGATATTGTTAAACCAAGCATCAAAATTGCTTTTTTGTGATATCTCCCAATTTGTGAAATTTTTGCTTGTTTCATCAATGAATGTATCTTGAGCATCTTTATATTGATTAAATAATGTTGTTGTATCAAACTGTTCAATCAACCCAACAATCCACCCACAAACAGAATTATTTGAACGTGTATCTTGAATCATAGAATCAGTGATTGCAGTTGTATTCTTATTTACAATGATATTTGCTAGACATATCTCATACGTTGTTTCATCTCTTGTTAATGTTGGAGGTGTAGGACTTGAGGATAATTCACCTTTCAATAATTTTAATTGTGTTGAACGTGTGCTATTATCTCTTGAGATAACGATTCTATCAATTCTGTTTAAAATTACATCACTTGAAGGAATATCAATAGTATAATCCTTATCAATCTCAAACCAATTATTTCCTACTTTCCCCCTGCCCGATTTTATAATAACCCTCATACCTGTATTTTTGATAACTTGGCAGGCATTTGAAACTGTTGCGAATATTCCATTATCAGAAATCAAGCCTTTAAAATAGTCATTAACCTGTTCTGCAGTATATATTCTATCTGGTTCGTTATCCACCATAACTGCGTTGAAAAATCCACTTTTTAATTCAATCATCTATCGCACCTCCTTTTATAATCCAAAAGTTAAAACTATCTGTTTTCCGTTTTTATCAAAACTTTCTATTGCTTCTATAATTCTAGCATTTATATACATATTATTCCATTTAGTTTTCATGATACTAACAATATCTCCTATGTATATATCACCATTTTTGCCATAAGTATATCCACTTAATGAGACACTTCCATCAAAAGCAGTTGTTATTGATGTAAGATTTTCTAAACCTTCCTCAGACATCTGTTTTTTTATTTCTGCTTCTGATATTTCTCCGTTATTGGTTGACATATTTCTTTGGTCAACCCATACTTCAAAACGTTTCAATCCTTTAGGCTCAATATCATTATATGCTTTTACAATTCTTCTATCAATTCCTTCCCCTTCTCCTGCAACATATGCAATATTTTTTAATTTTGAAGTCTGATATACATAAGTTGCTTCTTTTAAATTATCATATTCATCACTAAATACAACCCATGGATTCTCATTCTGCGAATATGACCTGTCAATTCCTTTATACATCTCATAATAGAGTTTATTATCTCTTAATGGCATTCTAAATCCTATTCTTTTAGATTCGCATATTTCTTCTATTTTATCTAAAAGGTTTGCTCCTGTTATCTGTATTTGTATATCCTCATTAATAGAATTATCAATAGAACCTAATTTTACAAAACTAATATTTCTATTAGTATCAGTTGCATTGATCATATTCATTTCAACTAGGTTTCTACATTGATATTGAGCATTGCCACTTAAAAGAGTTTGTTGAGATATAACCCTACTATTCAATACATATCCCTCTGCGAATTTTCCTGTTACTTTTATTTTATCGCCATCTTCTGTATTGCTTACTATCTCATAATTTTCAATGATTCCAACATTATCTTCATCATCATCACGCACAACATATAAGCCACTTTTAATCAATGATAGATAATATTCTGTAACTGATGTATGCAGTTCAAAATCGCCACTTTTATAATATCTTGTTGCCCATATTAATTCAGCATTTTCAATCAATCCCAATCTTTCAAAATTTTCATTTTCTATAATCACGTCCATAATTATATTCCCTCATAATTAGAATAATATCTAAAATCAATATCAATATATTCATTTCCACTTTCTGCTGAATATGTAAATATGTTATCTCCTGTTTCTAACTGCAAGAATTTACTGCCTTTTTTTAAGTAGTTAAATATATTTGTTTCAACTGCATTTCTTATCAATTTAACTCTTTTATTATTAATATGTGTTGTAATTAATATCGTATCTCCTTTTATCATTTTAAAAGGTCTTTCAGCACTTCCGATTCCTATATATTCCTTTGTATCTCGATTATATATAGTTGGATTTATAACTTCTCCTCTTGCATATAGTTCAATTGTCATACCACTTGAAACATTGCCTTCATTAATTAGATTTAGAATGCTTATTTGCGAATATATACTGAATGGTCTTGGATTGACTGTATAAAAAGGAAAATAGAATTTATGTTCAATTATATTCATATCTGTTAAGGTTTCCTCCAAGTCCTTAAAGAATGGATTTGGACATAATATAGAAATCTGACACGTTGTAAGCATATTGAACGGGTTAGGTTCATTACTTTCAACATATCCATCAATCCATACCTTTTTTGTATCCGTTTCAAAAAATAATTTAATATTTTTTTTGTTAGGAAAATACTCATACAACAGCAATCTATTTTCTTCAACATATCCTTTTATGACTAGATTAATAACAATATTTCTTGTTCCTATTCTAGAATGCACAAAATCTGCACCATCTTCAATATTATCGCTCATTGCAATATCAGCAGTAGGAGGGTTAAGCCCTAAGACTGATTCAATCTGATATTTGTTTTCATCATCAGTTAAACATAATCGTTTTCCTTTTGAATTTTCAACAGTTATCTTAATCATGACTTAACTCCTCCTTTTAATAAATTTCTGCTTTGTCTGTAAATATCTAATGTGCTTAATGTTTTTGGTGATGTAATGTATTGGTTAAATGTATTATTTACTGTTTTATTATTAGAAACATTATTAACATTTGATGCACCATTGATAACTCCTAAACCTCTTTTGACATCTTGCAATTCCTCATTAACAATCTTTCTGATTGTATTGACAGGAGAAATTATTTCGTCTTGTGTAGGGTTATCTCCGACCATTGCAATAAATGGATTATTCTTTTTAGCAAGTCCACCTTGTGCAAGTCTTGGCAAACTAAATGTATTCAATTTCTTTAGATTTAGACCTGGAATGCCATTTATTTTTCCAATCAAACTATTAATGGCATTGATAGGAGAATTTAAAACATTTTCCGCTGTTCTAAGTACTGCATTAATAGCACTCTTAAATGCTCCTCCAACTGCCTGTCCTACTTTCTGTCCTATGTTTGTAAATACTGATTTAATAGTGTTCCATATTCCACCAAAGAAACTTCCTACATTGCTGAACGCTCCTTTTACTGCATTCCATGCACTTTGGAAAATTCCACCAAACCATGAACTTACAGCATTGAATATTCCTTGAATACCATTCCATACTCCTCCAAAGAATGATACAACACTATTCCATGCTCCTTGTATTCCTTTAACTGCTCCACTAAAAACACTTGAGAACCATGAAGAAACATCGTTATAAATGCTGACTATTCCATTCCATATTCCTGCAAAAAATCCTACAACACTATTCCATGCACCTTGTATTCCGTTATATGCACTTGTGAATACATCTGTAATAAAAGCAATGACAGGAGAAAATATTTCAACTATTTTTGACCAAACAAATTGAAATATAATAACTATATTATCAAACGTTATTTTGATATTACTGAATATAGTTCCAAAAATGCTAGTGAATAAATCAATAGAAGGTTGGAACACTTCAACCATTCTTGCATAAACATCTGTAAATATTGCAACTAATCCACTCCATATTCCTTCGATAACTGAAACAATAGAACTGAATAAATCACTAAAGAATGAACCGATAGAAGAAAATACACTAATGATACCATCAAATAACGTACTAAAGAAATCAACTAATCCACCCCATACTCCAGTTATTAAATCCCATGCGCCACCAAAGAATGAAGTAATATCATCAATTGCTGTTTTACATGCTCCTACTATAGTATCCCATGCACCAATCCAAAATTTTCTGAATGCTTCTGAATTATTCCACAAGTATATCAATGCAACAACTAATCCTGCTATTGCACTAGCAATTAATACAAACGGGTTCATTGCAATTGTTGCATTCAATAATGCAAATGCTTTCTGAACTCCACTTATAAGTCCTTGAATTGCTAACGCTCCTGCTAGTACTCCAAAAGCCGTTGCAACTCCTGCTACAATCGGTGCAATAACACCAATATTTTTAATAACGAATTTTAATAAATCAGTTAAAACAGGTTCTAATGTGTTCACAATAGGCTGAATAAGATTAACCTCAAGTGTTTTGCCTATTTCTGTCCATTGACTTGCTAAATTATCATATTTAACATTATCAACTTTTTTCATAGTTCCTGCGACATCATCATATGTATCATTAACATTATTTAATGAGGAGATAACCTTCATTGCATTATCTTCTCCCAATGCACTCCATGTATCACTAGCAACTGTCAATAATTTCTGCTTATCTTTTGCAGTTGATAAATCATTAATGATTGACTTAAATACATCTGCTTGTGTTGCTTTTCCATCTTTCCATGATTTAAATAATTCTTGTGTTTTAGTTGAGAAGTTTCCCATCTGTTCCTCAAAACGTCCGTCAACCATAGATATTCCAATTTCTTTTACTAAATCATTAACTTTATCAAGGTTATATGCACCACTATCAACACCATTTTGAAGAATCTTAAACATCTCTTCTGCGCTAAATCCTGCTTGACCCCATAACTGCGAATATTCAGCAATGTTGTCACCTAATTCGCCCGATTTGTTCAAACCATTTTGAGCGCCTTTAGCAATCAAGTCAAACGCTTCATCAGCACTAACACCCATATTCTGCATTAACCCTTGAACACCTCTAAGTGTTTCATTGAAATCCATTCCAAATGTATCTTGAAGAACAATAAGATTCTTTGTCATGTTTTTAATTTCATCAGAACCTAAATCCATGTTTGAAGTCTGCTGTTTAACTAAGGAAATCTTTTCTGCTAAATCTTCCCAACTATCGCCATAATTATTTTTATAAAGATCATCAAGCACATCTTTGAAATCTTTCATTTCTTTATTGCTTGAACCTGTTGATGCTTGTAGTTGGTCTAACGATTTTCCTCCTTCAGTTGCTAAATCCTTAAATGCTTGTATTGCTTCTTGAATAACCTTGCTTGCTAAGTCTGAAACAACATCTTTTAGAATTGTATAGCCGTCGCTAGAATTTCTTGCTTCTTCTCCTGTCTCCTCTAATGAGCCACCTAATTTATTTGCACTGCTTTTCAAGTTATTCATGGTTTCCTTGTTCTTGTCAAGGTCTCCATTCAAACTAGTAATCTTTGATGCAAGGCTTTGTGCTTCACTTGATGTTTCTCCAAACTTAAGTGATGCATTCATATATGCATTCTTTAATTCCTTAATCTCTTTTTCTTGATTGTTTATAGTATCTTCAAGTCTTTCAAGTGATGTTCTTGTATCAACACTTTCTTTTTCAACATCATTTAAAGCATTTTCATAACTGCTTAATTCTCTCTTTGTTTTGTTTATAGATGCCTGTTGATTCAATATTGTTATGCTAAGATTTTCAGATGCTTTTTTATTTCGCTCCTGCTCCTTAACTGTCTGATTCAATTCCTTTTGAAGTTCTGTAAGGTTACCTTTTAATTCTTTTGATGCTTCGGAGTTTTCTCCTGTTGCTTTTACGCTTTCCTCATACTGCTTTGATAATTCTGCAATCTGCTTTCTTAAGTCTTCTGCATGTTTTTCTGCTTCTTCTTGAGCCTTTGTATATTCTGCCTGTTCTCCTTTTAAAGCATTCAACTTCTTTTCTTGCTGTTCAATTATAGAATTTAGTTGCTTGATTTTTGCTTGAAGTCCATCAGTAGACTTTGACCAATCGTCCATTTTAGAACTTGCTTCTTTAAATTGAGCATTCGCAAGTTTTATCTGCTTATTTGCTTCTGTAATACCTTTTTTAAAATCAGATATATCAACTTTAAATTTAGTTGTTACTTCTTTAGCCTTACCTTTTGCCATTTATAACACCTCCTTTATCTACATTAAATCCACCCTCCTGTTCCTCGTTTTCCTGTTACATTTCTTCTCATGTGTCTTGTTCCATCACTTTCAATAGTTTCATTGCTATATTTATTGCTATCCTTGATCAATCGAATAAGTCTGAATACTTCGGTTGCTCTCTGCTTTCTTATGATGAATGGATTTAAAGAAGGATACATTTCACATATGCTATTAGTTAATTTATATAATGTTTGTGAAACGGGGATATTATCATCTATCCCCTCATCACGTTTTTTGAGCCGTCACTGAACTGCTCTTTTGCAATCTGTAAGATGCCAACAACAACAGGAATTAATTCCTTAACTTTGATGCACTTTAATTCTTCATCAGTCAATCCATAGAATACATCTTTTAATAAAGGCTTTAACTGATTCATAACTTTAGTTATCATTTTTAAGATTTCGCTTGTATCATTCATGTTTTCAATATCAAAAATTGTTAAAATATCCTCAACTGTTCCAAACATTAAATCATATTCATCTGTCTCATATGTCTTAATAATTTCTCTTTTACCTGTTTCCTTATTTCTTTCTTTTCCATAAATATTTAATACTAATTCCATAATTTTTCTCCTTTACTAAAAAATAGATGGAGACAATAAGAGGAATTGTAATTCCACTTTCCCCATCTATTTAATATTTGAATATTTCAGTTTAAACGCTTGGGCTTTTCTTAGTGAATTTAGATAATGTGTCGGGTGTCTGCACTGTATCAAACCATGTTGACATATCAATAGTGCTTCCGTCTGGCTGAACGTCTTCTAATGCAACATATGTTTTCTTTCCTCCATTAGTGAATTTATGAGTTGTTGCAATACCTGTATAAACTAATGAAAGATTGTTTGAATCTGTACCGCCGTTTTTAGTTGTATTTGTTTCGTCTGGAATAGCAAACGTTCCTTTTAATGACCATTTGTAAGTCTTGATTCCACTTGTTACTTCTGTCACATAACCGACTGCAAAATATGGATTTTTCACATCTCCACCGCCTAAGATTGCACCTGTTGTCTTATCAACATCTTGTCCTGTCAATTCTGCTAATAATGCAAGTGGTAAGTGGTCAATTGTAAACGTTCTTGTTTCTGCTCCCTGTCCTTTTAAAACTATAGCAGGGTTATTATCATAGTATTTAGTTTCGCTTGACTGCTCCACTGTTACTCCGACTTCTGCAAGTCCTGCTAACTCTTTGACTTCTCCTGTTGTGTAACCTTCGGAATCGTCTTTTGTAACAACTGCATAAACTAGATTTTCGCAACCTCTATATTCTGCAACTTCTGCTTTCGCCATATCTAACTCCTCCTTTTTTCTATATTTGCTTCTAAGTATTTTCCCGTATAGTTTGGAATATCGCTATACGTATCTGTAGGTTCTTCATCAATATTAAAACCATTATTTTCTAGTAGTTCAACTGCCTTATTCATTGCTACATCAACAATTTTTATATCATCACTAAAAAATTGTATCTGATAATAGTAAGTAACTGAATGATATTTATTATCATAGTGTTCATTTCGTGGGTTATCCCAATTCCAATAAGTGAAAAATGCTCTTGGACATTCTTCATCTGCTTCTATTGTTCCTTGCTTGATAACCTCATATCCAACTTTTTCAAGTGTTTCTATTAATAAATCGTCCATTCAATCACCTCGCATTGCCTTTGATATTGCTTCAAGGATAACATCTTGCTGAATCTCTGCAACTTTTTCTTTTGTCTTACTTCCTTCTAGAAGTGTTTTAAGTCCTTTTACTGCTTCCCCTTTTCCTCCTCTAATGAGAAAAATTGGAACAGGTGAATTATTTAAGTTAAATCCAACATCAATTGTGCAAGTTTTCCCTGTCCATTGTATATTAGGTTCTCGGATAATCTGCTTTATTGAATGTTCTCTATCTTTTGTTGCGTATTTACCATGCGCAGGTAAATTTTCTTTATCAAGTTTCTTTTCTATCAATGGTGTTATATATTCATGTGATTTAGTTAAGGCTTCTTCCGTTGCTTCTTTAACATTTCCATCAACCTTTTTTAAATCATCTAACATGTTGTTGACTTCTTCAAAGTCTATGCTGAACTTATGAGTAGGCATATTACATTTTTCCTTTTATTCTCTGAACCTTAAATTTAAGATATTGATTTTTCATTTCAATATTTTCGGGTTCATTTAGAATTTCAAATAATGCTCCATCACTCATTCTTTTTAATCTGCAATCACTCTGAATGTCTGGTCTAAACCATGTAATAACATTTGCAGTATCATATATAACATATCTTCCATTAACTTCTTTTTCAGTACCTCCATAAGTTTTAAAACTACAATATATCAAGTCTTTTTCTGCATATGATTTAGGTTGCATTACTCCTTTAACCTTCTCATATTCACTAACTACAAATAATTTAAAAGGTACTTTCATGTCTCTTGCTTCTATAGGTCTATACATCTTTTTCACCTGCTCTTAATTGCACAACACGTTCCTTAAAATAAGGAGATAGACCTGTAGAACCACTTCCATAATCCCACAAGTCGCTAACTCCACGTGTGATAACTCCAACAGAACTATTACTATTAATAATTGCATCAGAAACACCTGCTCCACGCATGAAGTCTTCCACTTCATTAATATAGATTAGCAATGTATCATCTTGATAATCGCCTGTTATTCCTAAGCCTTTTTTAACTTTTATTAATAGTTCATCATTCATTGTTATCACCTACCTTTTATTTGATTAAATTGATGGATCTCCTTTTTTAATTCTCATGAATCCACGATATGCTGTAGTGTTACCACCTGCAAAAACAACACCCTTATATGCAATCATGCCATTTTTGAATTTATAATCATAAGATTTCTTAATTTCAACAGGTGAGAAAATAGCAGTTTCATAATACATAGGAATTCCGTAAATCATGCAATATTCATCTTTATTAGCCTTTTCTAATGCTTTTAAATTTGAATTGATAATATAAGGAACTGTATTAATTGTCTGATTTGCTAAATCAATCTTATATGCATGTTCACCGATTTCATTTTTAACCAATGAGAATGCTAATAAGTCTGCTTTATTTAAGATTAATACACCTTTCTGTTCAACTTCTTCATCTCCTCCATAAGAGAAAATAATCTCATTTAATGTATCCTGGTCAATCTTAGAAATTGCTAAATCATCAGATGCTAATACGGCTGTATTATCAGCAACTTTTGATGTAATACCAATAAAAGTATTAGATGTTCCTGCTCCTGCAATCTGCTGTTCTGCCATCTTCTTCTTTAATGCAATTACAATACCTTTTCTAATTTCTGCTTCATAATCTGCATTAGGAAGTTTTTCTAATTCTTCGCTATATTCTGCATATGCAGTAATCTTAACTTTATTAACTTTTGCATGTCCAAAAGTTGTTTCTGCTTCTGTATATTCTGCACCTTCTGCAGTTGTTCCACCTTCTCCATAAGATTTAGTAAATGGTGCTTCATATGATTCTCCACCCTGTAAATTTCTAATCTTTGTTAAATCAACGAATGAAGAAACCTGTCTAAATGGTGCAGTTGCTAAATCACTTGACTGATATGTTGGCAATAGAATATCACTTGCAATTGTGATTGATCTACCTTCTTTTAATGCTTTTCCTCTTTCTTCTCTATCCTTGATAGATAATTCACGTTTTGTTTTATCCATCTTTTTTCCTCCTTCTATTTCTGTACTTGATAATTTTCTAATGTTTGTTTCATCAATCTTAACCCAGTTGCTTGAACGCTTTACATCATCAGATGTTGGTTCGTCTTCGTCTTTCTTTGGGTCTTCTGTAGTGTCTTTCTTATCATCTTCTGCTCTTTTTCCTTCTTCTGTAGGTTCATTCATTGGGTCTTCTTCTGGTTCATTTTCAATTGCCTGTAACTGTGCTTCTGCATCAGCAATTTCCTGTGCAATTGTTTTTAAAGTTTCACCAATCCCACGAATTTCTTTTACATCTTCACTTTCATCAATTCTTTTATATAACTTATCTCTTTCATCTTTTTTAGAACGAATAAGTTTTTCTAAATATTCTTTAATGTTCATTACATAAATCCTCCTTTAATTTTTGCTTTTAATCTTTCTAATTCAACATTCTCCAATGTTTTCTTGTCATTCTCCAATGACTTGCTACGGTTCAGTTCAGTCTCCACTATCTTCCTACTACGTGCATATATAGAAGTTCCGTCATACGCAGGTACATCTACCACTGCGCAATCCCAAACTTTCTTTATCTTAGTGATATATCTTTTTATAGGCTTTGTGTTTTGGTCTAGTTCGTGTTCCTCAACAGTAAAGCAAAAAGACATCTTATCCAATAATCCTGCTTTAATGCATTTATAAATATCTACATTATCAGTTGTATCTATTAATTCTGCTCTTATGAATAATCCTTTTTCATCAACAGTGCATTTAAGGCTTCCATTTCTTGTTCTTGCTAGAATTCCTTTTGCATCTCCATGATTATACTTGAGACAGCAGTCTGTAAAATCTGCATCATCAAACGCACCTTTTCTAATTACTTCTATATAAGTAAGGTCATAATCCTCAATCAATGTTTCTTCATCAAATACGCTTGCATAGCCTTCAACAACCATTTTCTTTGTTCCGTCTTCGTTGGTTGCTTCATCTGCTCTAATTTCTTTTATTCGCATTTCCTTATTTTCTTTAAGACTTCTATAATCTGTCTTTAACTTACTCATACGCTCACCACCTTTTTTTATATAAAAAATGAACCTATCAACTTAATGTGATAGGCTCATAGGCTCATTTATATTAATAATAGTCTTGCATCTCTTGCATTTTAATTGAATGCCCTTTGCAATGAAATCATTACTTACTTTAAATAATTTCTGCTTACATTTAGGGCAACAATACCACCCATTAATAACCATATAATACCTCATTCACACCTTAATTATATCATGTTTTTTATATACTTTGAAAACTTTTATTCACTATTTGAACCACTGTCATTCTGATTATTCTGTTCTCCTACTTGATACTTAGAAGCATCTTTTGTCTTGATATAATTTAATGACATAAAACGCTCGTCTCCTCCTTCATATGGTTGTTCTCCAAACCAACTTAATACTTGGTTGTTAGTTACACCACCGACAGGCAATAATAGTTCTGCAAGTTTTAGTTTCTTATCTGCACTCATCATCTGTATTTCACTTGTATAGCATAAAATGCTATTTCCGTTTTTTCTTGCAAATGGTGTAAGCATTACTCTTTCAATAGCCTGTCCTAAACTGATAGCACCACTTTCAATTACAGTTTCATAGAATGCTTCTTTGTCTTCGCTTGTATATTTGCCGTTTAATATTTCTTCACTAACTCCATAATGTCTTCTGATTTTATCATCAAAAAACTTTAATAAATCTTTATTGACACTTCTTCCATAAAAAGGAATAGGAGTATAATCAGTTCCTTGGTCTAGTATAACAAAACCGTTCTTATCATCATTTAATTTTTTTTCAAATTCTTCTCTTTCTTTTTCAAGTTTATCTTTTCCGATTAAACCAGACATTCTGAATATACCCGTTACTTTTAATGATCCTTCTATTGATTTAAATGTTGCTTGTATCATCTTATCATTAGTTTGTAGATGTTTTAAAAGCGTTGTGTTGTTTGCAGTTCCATTTATATCTCCACCCATATATTCATTTTCTCCAAACTCTTTTCGCCAATGAATGATTTCATCATATCTTAATTTTCCACTATGATTTCCATTTTTAAAAGTAAAGTCAACATATATGATGCCTAAATCATCTTCATAAAAATCAACTCTAACAGGGTTTAAAGGATATAATGCTTTATACACCTTTTTAGTTCTTCCATTTGTAGGATTATAATAAAGGTCATAAGTAGGATAAATAAAACAATTCTTATATGTTTCTCGTAACCATGCACATTTCCTCAAGAAATCGCTTTGTGTCATGAGATTATTTGGATTCTGTAAAACCTCATTGATATTGTTATCAGTAACTTTGACTTCTTTTCCATTGACGATTCTTATATGTCTTGGTTTTAATTTAGAATATTCATCTAGGATTCTATTTGTGATTGTAAAGACGGTTTCATCATTCATTATATTATCTCCAAATTGAGAAAATGACGGTGTTCCGTTTGTACTGCTCGCCCATGTAAAAGATTTATTTATTGCATATTTTGCTAATTTATCAATTAATCCCACTATTCAACACCTCCATTATATTCGTTGACATGCTTCATGTATTCATTCTCATATCTGTATAATATCGCATAAGTATCTATGCATGCACTAGTTCCATCAATTCGCATTTCTGTTTTCATCTTAGCAGGCAATATCAATTCATTGTTATCCATTTCAAAAGTTGTATTTTTGAAACACCACAAGTCAACCTCATTAAGTCCTTGAACATATTGAGATTTTAAGTCTGCTTCAAGATGTTTCATTGGTGTACTCATTACATATTTATTCTGATTTATCATTTCGCAAGTTTCACCTTTTTTATATCCGTAACCAATTTCTTTCATAGCATTTAAGAAATCATTTGCAAAACGTTGGTCATATCCTAATTTAAATATTCTAATATTGTATTGCTCAAATACCTTTAAATACCATTCAGCAACTTTAGAAAGTGAAACTCTATTACCTTCATGGACTTCAACAAACCCTCTTTGCGCCCACTCTCTATATCTTGCACCCCCATTTTTATCGCTATCCAATTTGCTTTCGGGAATGAAATATTTATTATAGAAATATTTATGCTCGTCATTAGGTCTCATAAACATCATAGTTACACAAGTCAAGTCTGATGTCTGCGATAAATCTGCTCCTGCTATTGCTACGCAGTTTTTAAAGTCCTCAAGTGAATAAATATTTTGAGGGTAAAAGCAATCATCTTGTAACCATGCTTCTGCACTGTTCTGCTTGATATTAAAATCCTTACATAACATATGCACTTTTGAAGACTTTGATAACTTAGCCTTAATCATATTCTTTTCAATGAATGACCATTTCTTTACTCCATAAATTAAAGATGGATTTGATTTGCACCAACTCCATTTATCTTGGAATATTTCTTGTGTTGAATCTTGAGTAAACAACCATGGCAAGAAATGTTCATCATCAATTTCATCATTCAAAACACCTCTAGCATATTCTAGTTTTTCATCAAGTAGCCCATCATTTATAAAACCCTCTGTTGTACTTGTTATCAGTAACGGATTATCTTTAATGGACATACTTTCCCAACATGCCATGAATATTTCATTAGTCTTGCTATCATGCATTTCATCATAATAGCATTTATCAATATTTCGACCATCTTTATTTTGTGTCTTTTCACTCATTTTAAATATTGTGATGTTCTTTATATCGTTTCTTATTTCTGCTAAATTCTGCCTTGTGAGTTCATTTTTAGTATCAAGCCTTCCTCTCATACCTCCTATTTCTTTCCATATAAGAGAAGCCTGTTTATCATCATTTGAAGCACAAACGATATCCTCACCACCACTGCCAAGAAATAAATCAAAATTTCCATCACTTGCAAGGTCTGTTGATTTTCCGTTTTTTCTTCCTACTAATTCAAGAACTTCATTAAATCTCCTTATTCCTGTATCTGCCATTTTAAAACTATATACAACTTCCCAAAATGCTTTTTGCTGTAGCATCAAACTCATAGCCTTCATAAAGAAAGGCTTTTTCCCTTGAAAGCAACACGTTTCCTTGAATCTAATTCTTTTTTCACTTTCTTTTGTATCATAGATATATTTAGGATTTGAAAGATCTTCAACTAATTTATCTATTTCTTTTCTCATTTCCATTCCTACTATTAAAGGTGTTTTGATGTATTCATCTTTTTCCTCATTGTATAAATCAATATATCCTTTATTGATGCAATCTTGATAGGTTTCCAACCATGTTTCTTTTGTCTTGAGATATAAAGGCTTACTCAAACTGTTTTAGCATCTCCATCAATGGACTATCTTCCTTAACATCAAACTTACCTAAAGTTGATAGTATAATTTTAATCTTGCTATCGTGTCTTTGAGATAAGTCTGAATATTCTTTAGAAAGATATTTCTTTTGTTCTGCTTTTGACTTGCTAGTTGGAATACCTATTTTTAATAATGCTTCTTTAATCTTTTCTATCTGCTCCTGTTCAAAAAGAAAATCTGGTATCATACTTGATAAAACTTCCTTATTTCCATCATCTAAGTTGCTAAATATACTTTTTAACTGCTCTTCTGTCATATCATCACACCTTTTTTGTTTATT